TGAACTATTGCTGTTGACGTTAAAATTGCTAAAGGCGGAGCTGATTACTTTATAGCTAAAGGAGTTAGTATTCCACCAAATAGTGCTATTGAATTAATTCAAGGTGGCGCTAAGATTGTTTTACAAAGTGGCGATACATTAGAAGCAGTTTCAGATACAGCTAGTAGCTTAGATGTAACTCTTTCTTATATTGACACAATTAGTTCGTAGGAGGAATTATGACAGCAGTAATAAATGGCATTCAATATATTGGTGGCCAAACATCGGCAAACGAATTTATAAACAATCAAGCAGGTACTATTGATGGTACACAAACTGTTGAGAACGGAGTTCTTGCAGGTCCAATTACTATACCTGGAACGATAACAGTAACAGGAGTATTAGTCATTGTCTAAAATAGAAGTAAATACAGTCGACGTACAATGTGGATCTACATTAACTTTAGGTTCATCAGGTAAAACAGTAACACTTGCATGTGGTGCGTCTCAGTCAGGATTTGGTAGATCAGGTTCTGTAAACTGGTGTTCTACTATTTATACTAACAGTCCAGGAACAGTAACAGCAACTAGTGGTAAAGGATTTTTTTTAAACACAACTTCAGGAGCAATAACAATTAATTTACCTTCTTCACCTACAGTAGGAGATATTGTTGCAATAAAAGATTACGCAAACACTTTTGATTCAAATGCAGTAACAGTTGGCAGAGGTGGGTCTAAAATAGCAGGTTTATGTATTGATGCTACTTTAGGAACAGAGGGAGAATCAGTAACTCTAATTTACGCTGATTCAACACAAGGTTGGTTAAATGTTAACACAGATTCAACAATTCAAGGATCTACTCACGTTGTTGCTACGGGTGGAACAATAACAACTTCAGGAGATTACAAAATTCATACATTTACAGCTTCAGGATGTTTTCAAGTAACTGCTGCAGGAACTCCATCAGGTTCAAATAAAATTTCATATTTAGTAGTAGCAGGTGGTGGTGGCGGTTCTAACGATGGTGGTGGAGGCGGTGGCGCTGGTGGATTTAGAGAAGGTAAATGTTCAAGTGATCCATATACAGATAGTCCTTTAGATGCAGGTGCAGGTTTATGTGCTGCAATAGGAACTTTTCCAATTACAGTAGGAGCAGGTGGTGCAAAGGGAACACCAGCACCAGTAATTTCTGCACAAGGAGGTTCTTCAATTTTTTCAACAATAACATCAGCAGGTGGTGGTAGAGGTGGAGGAGGAAGCACAGGCACTCCTTGTGGAGTTGGAGGAGCTGGTGGATCAGGTGGAGGTGCTAGATCAAATAAAGGAGCACCTGGTGGTGCAGGAAATACACCGCCTGTAAGTCCATCTCAAGGTTTTCCTGGAGGAGCATCAAATCCTGGAACTCCACCTTTTTCTAATTGGTCAGGAGCTGGCGGTGGTGGAGCAACTACAGCAGGAGCAGATTTTACAGCAGCAACTCCAAGCGGAGTTGGTGGTACAGGAGCAACGACATCAATTACAGCAAGTCCAGTAGTATACGCAGGTGGTGGAGGTGGAGGAGCTAACAATCCAGGAAACTCACCTAATGGTGCAGCTGGTGGACCAGGCGGCGGAGGTGCTGGTGGACCATCCCCAGGAGGAGCAGGAACAAATGGAACAACTAATCTAGGTGGTGGTGGAGGTGGAGGATCGTGTGCAGCTCCATCAGGCGGAGGAGTAGGAGGCTCTGGTATAGTAGTTTTAAGATATAAATTTCAAAATTAATTATGAGTAAAATTAAAGTAAACGAAATAGAAAACAGAACGGGTAGCACACTTACATTAGGTAAATGTGGTTCGTCTGTTAATTTAGCAACAGGCGCTACTCAAAGTGGGTTTGGAAGATCAGGTTCAGTCGATTGGTGTACCACTGCTAAAACATCACCGCTTACTGGTGTTAGTGGTAAGGGTTATTTTATAAACACAACAGGTGGAGCAGTAACAGTAACTTTGCCAGCTTCTCCTTCAGCAGGAGATATTGTGTCAATAGCAGATTATGCAGGAACAGCAGGTAGTAATAAAATTACAATTGGAAGAAACAGTTCAAAATTTGAAGGTGGTTGCACTGATGGTGCTATTAATGAGAATAGAGAAGCAATAACATTAATTTATGTAGATGGCACTCAAGGTTGGGTTGCAGTAAGTGATAACACAGAAGTAAAAACTAACAAAGAATATGTAACAGCAACTGGTGGTACTGTTATTACTTCTGGAGATCATAAAACACACATTTTTACAGGTACTAGTGCTCTTTGTGTTTCTTCTGCTGGTAATGCAGCAGGTTCAAACACAGTAGACTATTTTGTTATAGGAGGTGGTGGTTCAGCTGCAGGTTTTTATTTTGGTGGCGGTGGTGGAGCTGGAGGATTTAGAATGTCTAATAGTTTAAGTTTACCAGCACCAACAATTTCACCTTTAGCAAGTCCAACAGGTTCACCTGTTTCAGTACAATCTTATCCAGTTACAATTGGTGGTGGTTCAACGGCTCCTAATAATGGAAGTACTTCTCCCACTGTAGGAACAAGTGGAAACGTGTCTACATTTTCATCAATTACTTCTGCCGGAGGTGGTGGAGGAGGAAATGAAGATAATGATGCTGTCGCTGGTGCTTCAGGTGGTGGTTCAGGAGGTTATAATACTCCAAGTCCAAGAGGTCCAGGAGGGGCAGGTAATACTCCCCCAGTTAGTCCTCCTCAAGGTAATACAGGTGGCGCAGGAGGTGGTGGCAGTGTTCCAACTGGTTCAGCCTACGGAGCAGGTGGAGGCGGTGGAGGCGCAGTAGGAGTAGGTTCAAGACCAGGATTAGGAACAGGTGGAGCAGGTTCTTATGTGAGTGATGACTTTTTTGGTCCAACAGCTCCAAGTTATGGAACTCCAGGACCAGTTAGTAATACAAGATATTTTTCAGGTGGTGGCGGAGGAGGTTTAGGCCCAGGTGGACCAACATGTGGTGATGTTCCAGGAGGTATTGCATTAGGTGGTTCAGGTGGAGGTGCAAATGGAAGAGGTCCAGCAAATAGTCCAACATATGCAGGATTTGCAGGAACAGCTAATACTGGTGGTGGCGGAGGTGGAACTGGTAATAATTCACCTGCTTCAAATGGAGGAAAAGGTGGAACAGGTGGTTCAGGTTTTATTGCGATAAGATATAAATTTCAAAATTAAGTAAATTATGACAAGTACAATTAAAGTAAATAAAATAGAAAAAGAAAGTGGATCAACACTTACATTAGGTGGACCAAGTACGGCAGTAACTTTAGCTTGTGGTGCTACACAAACTGGATTTGGTAGAACAGGAACTGTTGATTGGTGCACGACTGCCAAGACTTCACCTTTAACAGTCGCTTCAGGCAATGGTTATTTTATGAATACAACTGGCGGACAAATTACAGTTACACTTCCTAGTTCACCATCCGCTGGAGATATTGTAGCGTTTAAAGACTACGCAAACACTTGGGCTTGTAATTCTGTAAAACTAGCTAGAAATGGATCAAAGATTAATGGAACTTGCCTTTGTGCCACTCTTAACACCGAATCACAATCAGTTACTTTAATTTATGTAGATGGTACAAAAGGCTGGCAAGATATTCACGACTCAACTTCTAATGTTACTGGTTCTAGTTTTATTGCAGCAACAGGAGGAAATACCACTATTACTTGTGGAAATTTTAAAACTCATATTTTTACAGCAAATGGATGTTTTCAAGTAACAGCTGTTGGTAATCCTGGTGGATCAACTACAGTGGAATATTTAGTAGTTGCTGGTGGTGGCGGCGGTGGAGATGGTTCAGGTTCAGGTGGTGGTGGTGCTGGTGGTTTTAGAACTACTTTTCCAAATCCAGCTACAGCTGGTTTTCCTGTATCAGTACAAACTTATCCTATTACAGTAGGTGCTGGTGGAGCAGAATCTACTTCGCCAACAGCAAGAGGGTCATCAGGTAACGTTTCAACTTTTAGTTCAATAACATCAGCAGGTGGTGGTGGTGGGGGTTCAGAAAATCCTTGTATACCTAATGTAAGAAATGGTGGACCAGGAGGTGCAGGCGGTGGAGCTGTGCATGCACCAGGAGGTGGGGGTACAGGTAATACGCCTCCAGTGAGTCCTCCTCAAGGTCAAAATGGTGGAAATGGTGGAGGCTCTTATTCAGGAGGAGGCGGTGGTGGTGCAGCTGTAGCAGGTTTTGAAGGTAAACCATCAGCACCAGGTGCTGGCGGAGACGGATCACCAATAGCAACAACTTTTTTTGGACCGACATCTCCAAGTTATGGAACAACAGGACCAGCTCCAGGAAGATATTTTTCAGGTGGAGGCGGAGGTGGAACTCAACCACCAGCAGGTGATTCATCTACTCAACCCGGAGGAGCAGGTGGTGGTGGAAATGGTGCTATATGGCCATCGACAGCAGCTACTGCAGCTACAGTGAATAGTGGCGGTGGAGGAGGCGGAGGTATATCATCTCCTACTCAACCTAATGGAACAGGAGCATCAGGATTTGTAGCAATAAGATATAAATTTCAATAGTTGAATGATAATTAAAAATAACATATAAGGAGAACATTATGGCACATTATGCAAAATTAGGAATAAATAGTAAAGTTATCGGCGTTGAAGTCGTAGCTGATGCTGATTGTAAAAACGCTAGCGGTGTTGAAGATGAAGAAGTAGGAAGACAATTTTTGGAAAGAATCCACAGTTGGCCTCTATGGAAAAAAACATCTTATAATACACAAGGTGGACAACACAAAGACGGCGGAACACCTTTAAGGGGTAACTACGCAGGTATAGGTATGACTTATGATGAAGATAACGATATTTTCATTAATACTAAACCTTATGCTAGTTGGACTTTAAATGTATCAGAAGCAAGATGGCAATCACCAATAGGCGATGCTCCAGAATTATCCGAAGAAGAGCAAAACACTCATAGATATGAGTGGAATGAATCTACAGGTGCTTGGGATAAAACAGCTATATAACATACTTGACATTTTTAATAGATTTTATTACATACTAAATAGGTATGCAAAAGAAAGTATTAACAGAAGTAGACTTATATATAGGTGAAATTTCTATGCCTAAAGGCTTTGAGATTGATCGTGATAAAATTAGAAACAATATTATAGAATCTTACGTAAAAAAAAATAGAATTAATACTAATCCAAAAGCTTATGCTTTTGATGATTATGTTGTGCCTTTTTCTCAACCTCTACAATGGATGCAAGATTATATGCGAGATCATTGGAGAGTTGAGTATTCTAGAACTTTAGTGCCCAAAAATATGTATGGTAATGTTATGCATCCTAAAGAAAAGTCTTGGACAAGACATCAAGTTAATCCAGTTGATTTACGTAACTCACCAGATTACACATTGATATATGGTGTTGATGTTAAAGAGGGTTCTTCAGAATGTATTATTGAATATGATAATAACAGAAGAAAAAATAGAACTTGGCATGTACCTATAAAAAATAATAAATTTATAATGTTTCCAGCTACTAATAAATATTCTTTTTCACCTAACACTTCTAATGGCTTAAATATAATTTTAACAATTAATTATGAATATATCTAATTACTATTGGTACTTTGAATCTGTGATACCACCACGAATATGTGATATGATTGTACAATATGGTAAAGCAGAAAAAGAAAGAGAGATCATGGCTATTACCGGTGGCTTTGGTAGAGATAGAGATTTAAATAAAAATCCTCTTAATAAAGATGAAATAAAAAATTTACAAAAGAAAAGAGATTCTAATATTGTTTGGATGAATGATAGGTGGATTTACAAAGAAATACAACCTTATGTTCATATGGCAAATAAAAGTGCAGGTTGGAATTTTGATTGGGATTTTTCAGAATCTTGTCAATTTACAATATATAAAAAAGGTCAGTATTATGATTGGCATTGTGATAGTTGGGATAAGCCATACGTAACACAAGACCAAACAAATGGTAAAATAAGAAAATTATCTGTAACAGTGACATTAACAGATCCAAAAGAATACAAAGGTGGAGAGTTAGAGTTTGATTTAAGGAATGAAGATCCTGATAAAAAACCTAATATGAGAACCTGTACAGAAATATTACCAAAAGGCTCTTTGGTTGTATTCCCTTCGTTTGTATGGCATAGAGTCAAACCCGTAACTAAAGGAGAAAGGAATAGTCTAGTAATATGGAATCTAGGTTATCCATTTAAATAATATGAATGATATAAAACAAGGTGGCAGTAGTACACCACAAAAACCAAAAGGACACGTAGATTTTAAATCTGCGTTTTATTTTCAAACACCGGTGTGGATTGCAGAAGCACCAATGTTTTTAAAAAATGCACTTAAAGTGACTGACAAATATATTAAGAAAGCTGACAAGCTTCTCAAAGAAAATTTAAAAAAAGAACCTAAATGGAAAAAAGATATAGGTACATTTGGTTTATCTAAACATAGTGAAAGTTTTTCTAATGATCCTAAAGTAAAAGATTTAGTCCAATTTATAGGACAACGATCCTATGAGTTTTTAGATTGGCAAGGTTTTGATTTAAGAAACCACAGCCTACATTTTACAGAATTTTGGGTTCAAGAGTTTAGTGAAAAAGGTGGTGGTCATCATTCTACACATCAACATTGGAATCAACACGTATCAGGATTTTATTTTTTAAAGTGTAGTGAAAAAACATCTTACCCTATCTTTCACGAACCTAGACCTGGTGCAGAGATGACAAAACTTCCGTTAAAAAACCAAGAACAAATTACAATGGGCACAAATCAAGTGCATTACAGACCTAATCCAGGAACAATGATTATATTTCCAGGTTATGTCCCACACGAGTTTGCAGTTGATGCAGGACTAGAACCTTTTCGATTTATACACTTTAATATTAAAGTTGTTGAAACAGCGATATCAAAAGAAAAAAGTCTTAAATGAACTTTAAAATAAAAAACAATTTTTTTAAAAAAGATGAATTTAATAAAATGAAATATATAATTACACATCCTAACTTTAATTGGTTTTTACAAACCTCGGTAGTATATAAAGAAGATTGTATTTTTTTTTCTCACACTTTTTTTAATGATGATGGAATTTGTAGTCCTTTTTATAAAGATATAGTAATACCTTTTATTGATAAATTAAAAATTAAAAAATTGTTAAGATCAAAATTAAATTTATACCCTAAAACACATAAACAAATTATTCACGGTTTTCATACAGATAGCAGAGATAAACACAACGTTGTTTTATTTTATTTTAATACAAACAATGGTCAAACTTTATTTAAAAATAAAAAAATTAATTCGAAAGAAAATAAAGCTGTAATTTTTGATGGTTCTTTAGAACATTCTAGTACGACTTGCACTGATCAAAATTATAGAATTACTTTAAATATAAATTATGAGCTTTAAAAAAAATAAATATATAGTTATTAAAGAAGCTGTACCCAAAGATATAGCTACATTTGTTTACAATTATTTTTTACTTAAAAGAACTGTTGCTAGAAGTTTGTTTGATGCAAGATACATATCTCAATTTACATCGGAATGGGGAACTTGGAATGATTCTCAAGTACCAAACACTTATTCTCACTATGCAGATTTAGCTATGGAAACTTTGCTTATGAGAACTTTACCTATTATGGAAAAAAAAACAGGACTTAAATTAAATCCAACTTATTCATATGCTAGAATATATAAACCAGGTGATGTCTTGGAAAGACACAAAGATAGATTTAGTTGTGAAATATCTACAACTTTAAATCTTGGTGGCGATCCTTGGCCTATACATTTAGAGCCAAAGAAAAATGTAGGTATCCCCGATGGTAAAAAGATTACTGTAAAGAGTAATAACAAAGGCATTATAGTCAATTTAAAACCTGGTGATATGTTGGTTTATAGAGGTATGGAACTAGAACATTGGAGGGAAGAGTTTCAAGGTGATAACTGTGCTCAAGTTTTTTTACACTATAATGACCAAAAATCTAAAAATGCAGAGCAAAACATAAATGATACAAGACCTCATTTAGGACTTCCAAGTTGGTTTAAAAAGTAATATAATCCTTAGATGGAGGCAGTGACTCCACCACATACCTCACTGTCTCCTTTTAAGGATTTATATGAGTTTAGGATTTGACGCAATATCAGCATTACCATTCGCAACAGCCCAAACAGCTGGTGATGTACAAGTAAGTGTAGTTGGCAATCAATTAGATATAAATATTGGTAACTTTGCTATTTCAGCAGATTCTATTACCGAAATACCAAATCCAAATAGATTAACATTAGGTTCTGGAACATTAACTATTACAGCAGATTCTAATTTTACTGCTACAGGTAGTCAGGTTACATTAACTACAGGCACGGCAGCAGCAAGCACAAGCGTTGATATTACACCTTCTGTAAACCAATTGACCTTAGCAACAGGAAGTGTTACAATAACTGCTGACTGCAATATAGATGTAAATAGTGG